TTTTGAAATTATATGTGGAATATGTTCATACATATTATTATATCCTACTTTTCTTAATATAGATCTCATTTTATCTGGTTTTAAGGATGCTAAATTATTTATTCTATTTTTTTTAAGTTCAATTAATATTTTTTGGTAAACATCAATTGGTATATCAGTATTTTCTCTTCCTTGAAATTGAGATAACCATTCTCTAAAGTGATTAATTCTTTTATATGCATATGCTGAATTATCAGGAATAGGATCTTTATAATTTGGTTTATCACTATCCAATAATATTGGTTCTGCATAACCACACGTTTTACATGTTAAATTACCATCACTAATATGTAATGTTAATTCATTTTTTATACAAAAAGGGCAGTCTTTTATTTTTGGTTTTCGTTTTTGTTTTTTTATTGTAGTTCCTTCAGTTGTTTTTAAATAACTATTTAATAAAGTTGATCTACTTTCACTACAATCTGGTGTATTTTTTTTCTTATCTGCATTAAAAATTTCTAAAATTGATTTTTTTTCTTTTTTTTCATTATTATTTTCTTGTTTTTCAATTAAATCATAATAAGGAATTAAAAAATTATTTGCTGTATCATGAAAATAATTAATCTCATCAATATTATTTTCTATATTATATATATTCAATTCAATATCTTCTTTATTCTTTTGTAAATCTGCTTTTTTTGCTATATCTGTTAATAAAAAATTCTCTTTTGTGTTTAATTCTTTTAATTTTCGATTAATTTCTTCTAATTTTTTATTTAATTTCGGTAAATTAACCTTCTGTTGTTTAAAATATTTCATTTTTTGTTGATGTTTTGAATCAACAGTCGCAGTTATCCTGTAATTGTTTGTTTTCTTTTTTTTCTCCTTATTTTTAAACATAGGATATATACTTATTATATTAAGATCTTTAAATATTAAATTTTATATATTTTTATAAATATAAATATATAAACAGAAAAAATTTTTGTGTGTTTTTATATAAATTATTTTCTATATATAATATATATAACAATGGCTGGTGGTGGTTTAATGCAACTCGTAGCCTATGGTGCTCAAGATGTATACTTAACTGGGAAACCAGAAATTACATTTTTTAAAGCTGTTTACAAAAGACATACTAATTTTGCAATAGAATGCATTCCTCAAACTTTTTTAGGAAATCCCGGATCCGGTAAAACTGTTTCTTGCCCTCTTACTAGAAATGGTGATTTAGTTACCAATATGGTATTAAAATGTGATATTAGCGGTACTGCTGGTGCTCAAGGAACAATCCCTGGTGATTACTCTAATTGGGCCTGGTGTGATAATGTTGGCTATGCTTTAATTGATAATGTTGAATTAGAAATTGGAGGTTCTAAAATTGATAGACATTATGGTGATTTTATGTACGTTTGGCATTCTTTAACAAACGATGGTGCTCATGATAAAGCTCATAACACTATGATAGGACATACAAAAGCAATGAGAACTTTTGATAGAACAGACCATGCAGATACTTTATATGTTCCATTACAATTCTTTTGCTGCAGAAATGATGGTTTAGCATTACCTCTTATTGCATTGCAATATCACGATGTTCGACTCAACTTTACCTTTTCAAAATTAGCTAATTTAGTAAATTACGTTGGAGTAACACCTACTGATTTAACATTAGAAAATGTTGAATTATTAGTAGACTATGTTTTCTTAGATACTGATGAAAGAAAGAGATTTGCTCAATCTTCTCATGAATATTTAATTGAACAAGTTCAATTCACTGGTGATGAAACTGTTAAGGGAACAAATGAAAATATTAAACTTAACTTTAATCATCCATGTAAGGCATTAATTTGGTATGTTAGACCAGATACACACACTAGTGATAAAGCATGGCTTGGTTTTAATGCACTTAGTGATGAAAAAGGTCTTGAACAAACAACTAAATTGAAGATTATTCAAGATGGTCATGGTCAGGTTACGACAGGTATGGTTACAGCTGGGCATGCAACTATGAAGTCTTTCAGATCTGCTTATGCAGGAAATGATAGTACACTTTTAGATCATCAATACAAATCTGATGCAGCTGGTACCCTTTCAATGGTTAAAGTTTCTGGTATTGATTCAACTGCAATTAATGTTAATACTGCTTACGTTGAAGGTGCCGCTGGATTTGACAGTATTTCAATTTTAGATTGGGATGATTTCGTTTTAACAAATCCTACAGTACTTAACGAAGAAGCAGTCGCAGCTACTATTAATGCAGACTTGAAGAAATTTGCATACTATATAAAACAACCTTTAAGATTTGGTGGAAGATTACTTGGAGGAGGAAATGTAGTTGATAAAGCACTTTTACAATTAAATGGTCAAGAAAGATTTAAGGAAATGTCTGGAAAGTACTTCACTGGTATACAACCATACCAACATTTTCCTAATAGAGCACCAGAAGGTGTAAATGTTTACTCATTTGCATTAAATCCTGCAGAACATCAACCAAGTGGTTCATGCAATTTCTCAAGAATTGATAATGCTCAACTTGTATTAACTTTAGATAATAATATTATTAAGGCTGATGCACAAGGAACCTTAAAGGTATATGCAGTCAATTACAATGTATTACGTATCATGAGTGGTATGGGAGGTCTTGCATACTCTAACTAAGTAGAAAATAATTAATTTACTAATTAATTGATTTATTATTAATATTTTAATAATAAAGTGTTCATAATCTATATATTAATTAATTAAACATATAAGTTAGAAAAATTTTTTGTGTTTTTTTTAATAATTTTTTCTATATATATTATATATAACAATGGCTGGTGGTGGTTTAATGCAACTCGTAGCCTATGGTGCTCAAGATGTATACTTAACTGGGAAACCAGAAATTACATTTTTTAAAGCTGTTTACAAAAGACATACTAACTTTGCTACTGAAGCAATTACTCAAGTTTTCTCCGGAACTGCCGATTTCGGAAAACGTGTAGGATGCCCTATTGCTAGAAATGGTGATTTAATTAGTAAAATGTATTTAACTTGCACTTTATCAGATCCAGATACAGTTCGTATAGCAGGTAATGAATGGGGATATGTATCTAATTTAGGACATGCTTTAATTAGTTCTGTTGAATTAGAAATTGGTGGTTCTAAAATTGATAAACAATATGGTCACTGGATGAATGTATGGCATAATCTTACACAAAGAACAGGTCATTATAATGGATATTCCAAAATGGTCGGTGATTCAAAAGAAAACAGAGCCTTAGCACTTACACATGGTGATGTTCAATTATTTATTCCATTACAATTTTTCTGCTGCAGAAATAATGGTTTAGCTTTACCTTTAATTGCTTTACAATATCATGATGTTAGAGTAAACTTTGAATTTGCTGACCAAGCAGATGTTACTAATTTTCGTGGTACAAAACCTCTTATTAATATGACAAATGTTGAATTATTAGTTGATACTCACTTTTTAGATACAGATGAAAGAAAAAGATTTGCTCAATCATCTCATGAATACTTAATTGAACAAGTTCAATTCACTGGTAATGAAACTGTTAATAAACAAAATACTCAATCTGATTTACACTTTAATCATCCTTGCAAAGCACTTTTCTGGACTTTAAGCAGAGCTGAACATAGTGCAACTACATACTTAGCATATCATTCTAATCCTGAAAAGATGGCTGAATTAAATACTAAATGGGCTATAGCAAATCATAATATTGCAAAAAGTGGAGATACAACTAATGTTTACGCGGCGGCTTCTACAGCTACTGGTACTTTAGCACCAGCAGCTGCTGTTGCTGCCAAAAATAAATTATTAATTCAACCAAACGGTGTTGTAAAAGCTACAGTAAATGGAGTCGCAACTGAAATGGTTTATGTTGCTAATGAACTACAAACAATTGCAGCAGTTGCTATAGCCGCAGCACATTTTGATCCAGAAGATTTTGTTCTTACAGGACCAGTTGCACCAATAAAAACTGCAACAGAAACTGTTACAAAACATGCTATTCCAACTTATGTAGGAGATAAACTTGCTAAGGTTAATGCTGCTACTGGTGTTACAAACTTAGCTGGAGGGTTAGGTCAAAATTCAACCTGGGCTAATTACAATGTTACTCTTAACTTACATGATAATTATTCAGGTAATGTCGAAAAAACAGCAGGAACTTTAACTACTGTTGACTTACAATTAAACGGTCACGATCGCTTCAAGCAACAAACTGGAGAATACTTCGTAAATGTTCAATCAAATGAACATTGGCCACACAGTGCTGATATGGGTATTCATTCTTATTCTTTTGCTTTAAATCCTGCTGAACATCAACCAAGTGGTACTTGCAATATGTCTAGAATTGATAATGCAAGATTAGTATTAGATGTTGATGCAACTGCAAATGTAAGTTCAACTTTACGTGTTTACGCAACTAACTACAATGTATTAAGAGTCATGAGTGGTATGGGAGGTATCGCATACTCTAATTAAGTACATTAGTTACATAAGATTATAATTAAATAATTTATTATCATATTTTGATAATAAATTAACTATTTTTAAAAATTAGTATAAAAATGTATGATTTTTTTCTCAATATATATATATAATAATGGCTGGTGGTGGTCTAATGCAACTCGTCGCCTACGGCGCACAAGATGTCTATTTAACTGGTAAACCAGAAATAACTTTTTTCAAAGCTGTTTACAAACGTCATACAAATTTCGCTATGGAAACTATTTCACAAGTTTTCTCAGGTACCCCTGGATTCGGTACCCGTGTTACTTGCCCTATCGCAAGAAATGGTGATTTATTAACCAAAATGTACTTACACGTTGTTCTCAAAGGTCCTGATACTAACGTAGCAGCAGGAAAAGAATGGGGATGGGTATCACAAGTAGGTCATGCTTTAATTGATACTGTTGAATTAGAAGTTGGTGGATCAAAGATTGACAAACAATATGGTCAATGGATGAATGTATGGCATCATTTAACTAGAAGTGAAGAAAATGAATCTGCTTATGCAAACATGATTGGTGATACTGTTGAATCAGGATCATTATCAGTTAATAAAAAAGAAGTTGATTTATACATTCCTTTACAATTCTTTTTCTGCAGAAACAATGGTCTTGCTTTACCTCTTATTGCTTTACAATATCATGATGTTCGTGTTAACTTTGAATTTGCAAAAAAAGCTAACTGTGTAAATTACAAAGACAGTGTACCTGGAATTCAAATGGATACTTGTGAATTACTCGTTGATACTATCTTTCTTGATACTGAAGAAAGAAAGAGATTTGCTCAATCTTCTCATGAATATTTAATTGAACAAGTTCAATTCAGTGGTGAAGAAACTGTTAACGCAGTAAGTCATCGTCCTGAATTACATTTCAATCATCCATGCAAAGCTCTTGTATGGACATTCTCACCTAATGCTTGGAGTGGTAAACAATTAGCTTATCATCCAGATAGACAAAAGATGAGAGAAAATATTACTAAATATGCTTTGGGACAAGCAGGGGTATTAGGAACTGTTGAAACAAGAAGAATTGGTAATAAACAACTTACAGCTGGTAATGCTGGATCATGGGATAAATATACTCCAAGTACTAACACTGCAGCAAATACTTACTCAATGGTATCAATTGGATCTAATGCTTCATTATATTCTGATAAAGCAGGTTTCAATGCTTTTAATGTTGATAGTTACGTATTAACTGGTGAATTATTACCTGATGAAATTATTGGTCAAGGTGCTGATGTATGTATTTCATATTTAAGTGATGATGCAACTAAAAATATCACAAAAGCAAAGGAATCTGTTAATGTTAACATGCACAATCTTTATTCATCTGGCTTAACTGGAGGTGAACCTTTAGCCAAAGCATCATTACAATTAAACGGACAAGACAGATTCAAAGAACAAAACGGAGCATACTTCTCTCAAGTTCAATCTTACCAACATTGGCCACATGCTGCTGATGCCGGTGTATACAGTTACTCATTTGCTGTAAACCCAGCTGATCATCAACCAAGTGGTACATGCAATATGTCCAGAATTGATAACGCTCAATTAAATCTCACTATGGTAGACGGACATGCTAAGAACTCTAAATTAAGAATCTTTGCTGTCAACTACAATGTATTACGTGTCATGAGTGGTATGGGAGGTCTTGCATACTCTAATTAAATGATTTTATAGATAATTTATAACTATTTTTTAGTTATCAATTTAAACTATTTTAATACACTTAATGTAAATCGAATAAAACATATAAGTTAGAAAAAATTTTTTGTGTTTTTATATAAATTATTTTCTATATATATTATATATAACAATGGCTGGTGGTGGTTTAATGCAACTCGTAGCCTATGGTGCTCAAGATGTATACCTATCTGGGAAACCAGAAATTACATTTTTTAAAGCTGTTTACAAAAGACATACTAATTTCGCTATTGAAGCAATCTCTAATGTTTTCTCCGGAAACCCTGATTTTGGTAAGACTGTAACTTGCTCTATTACTAGAAATGGTGATTTATTAACCAGAATGTATTTACACGTAAAGGTTCAAGGTAATGATCTAGGCAACAATAAGGAAAAATGGAGTTGGGCTTCTAATTTAGGACATACAATGATTAACTACGTAGAACTTGAAATCGGTGGTTCTAAAATTGACAAACAATATGGTGATTGGATGAATATTTGGCATTCATTATCAAGAAATAATAATCATGATGATGCTTATGATGACATGGTTGGTAATGGAGTAGATTACAATGTTTTAACTGATGGAAAAAGAGATGCTAAAGAATTATTTATTCCTCTTCAATTTTTCTGCTGCAGAAATAATGGTTTAGCTTTACCTCTTATTGCATTACAATATCATGATGTTCGTTTAAATGTTAACTTTAAAGAAGGAAAAGAATGTGTAAATTATTCTGGAGCAACTGTTCCTACTGTATCAATTACTTCATGTGAATTATTAGTTGATTTTGTATTCCTTGACACTGATGAAAGAAAGAGATTCGCTCAATCTTCACACGAATATTTAATTGAACAACTTCAATATACTGGTGCTGAAACTATTTCTGCAAATACTACTAATGTCAAAGCTAGTCTCAATTTCAATCATCCATGCAAAGCATTATTTTGGGTAGCTCAAAGAACTGCTTGGACTGATCGTACTGTTAAATTTGCTGCTTGGGATCCCAACCCAGAAAAATTACAAGAATTAGCAACTAAATATACTTTAGCTCATCGTGCTAGAACTGCACAAATAGGTGATCATCCTCAATCTTTCCTAAGTGCAGCAGTAGATGCTACCACTACTGAATCTTATAAGATTGGAGGAAATGTTGAAGTAGCAGCAGGTACTTATCAAATGGTAAATGTTACAGGTGCACTCACATTACTAGCAGCAGTAATAACCGATGCTGCTTCTTTCGCTGATTTCCAACCTGATGATTATGTTATTACAGGTGAATTACTCCCTATGAGTGTTATCAGTCAAGGATTAAAGAAATGTATTGATTATGTTAATGGTGTAACTGATGCAACTAGTGCTGTTACTCATGGTGTAACTGTTAATTTATCAAATAACTACGGAAGTAATATTGATGGCTCTGGTAATCCATTCAGCAAAGGTAAATTAATCTTAAACGGTCATGACCGCATTAAGGAAATGGAAGGTGCATACTTCAACTATGTCCAACCATACCAACACTTTAGCAACACTCCTTCTGATGGTATTGACGTTTACAGTTTCGCAGTAAACCCCGAAGAACATCAACCAAGTGGTACATGCAACATGTCTCGTATCGATAATGCTCAATTATCATTAACTCACTCTGGTGATGCTTCAACTCTTAAGGTTTACGCTGTTAACTACAATGTCTTACGTGTCATGAGTGGTATGGGAGGTCTTGCATACTCTAACTAAGTTTATTAATATATAATTTTATTTGATTAAATGATGATTATAATTATTATTTAATAATTAACATATATTGGTCGTCTTGCCATTGGTCTTGTACTATCA